ATTTAGATAAAATCAGAACTATTAGAGATGATTATATTTCTAAGGTTGAGGCTAGTGGAGAAAAGGTAAATCCACATAATTTAGATATTGTGTTGGGTGATGTGAGGGCTGGTTTATGGGTAACTTGGCTTGCACCAGAAGATAAAGTAAGAAAAACAGAATCTTTACCAGGTAATTCAGATTATAGTTTCTGTTCTGGTGCATTATGTAATTTATTTTCATCTTTAGAGCCTGAAACTAAAGAAATATTTTTGCTGGGTATGGATTTATATTCAGAAACAGAGAACGCTAATAATGTGTATAAAAGTACAGATTGTTATATAGATGCTGGGGGTTCTATGATACCACCTGATAACTGGATCAAACAGCATAGATTAGTATTTGATAAATTTCCTCATATCAAATACTATAAGGTTAATCCTAAACCAGTGGCCAGTTTTGAAAGGATTAATAGGGAAATTGAGGAGTGGGAAGGTGTTTCTAATTTAGAATATATTACACATTCAGAAATGAATGAATACTTTTCTAAAAAGCCTTGACAAATGTTAGAAATAATGTTATTATAAATAGTAATGGTAGCGCTTATACAAGCTACTGTTGTAAACATACGATTAATATAAAACGATACTTATAGGAGATTTTAAATATGTCTTTTGCAGACTTAAAAAAGAAATCTGGTTCGTTTGATAAACTTCAAACAGAACTAGGTAAAATTAATGCCCCAGTGGCATCATTTGGCGATGACCGTTTTTGGAAACCAGATTTGGATAAATCCGGCAACGGTTATGCAGTACTACGTTTTCTACCCCAACCCGAAGGTGAAGATTTGCCTTGGGCCCGTATATGGAACCATGCATTTAGTGGACCTGGCGGTTGGTACATAGAAAATTCACTAACTACGATTAACAAAAATGACCCCGTATCAGAATATAATACAGAGTTATGGAACAGTGGTAATGAGGCTGATAAGGATACAGCTCGTAAACAGAAACGTATCCTGAAGTATTATGCCAATGTTCTTATCGTAAGTGATCCGAAACACCCAGAGAATGATGGTCGAGTATGCTTGTATAAATTTGGTAAAAAGATTTTTGACAAGATTACAGAGGCTATGAATCCAGAATTCGAGGATGAAACTCCCTTAAATCCTTTTGATTTCTGGCAAGGTGCTAATTTCAAACTTAAAATCCGTAAGGTAGATGGTTTTTGGAATTATGATAAATCTGAGTTTGATTCTCAGTCTGAGCTCTATGATGGTGTTGATGAGAAATTAGAAGAAGTTTATGGTAAAATTAACAGTCTAAAGGAATTTACAAACGTAAAGAACTTTAAGACTTATGATGAGCTTAAGGAAAAACTTCACAAAGTCCTTACTGGTACTTCTGTACAAGGTACAGTAGAATCCTTTACTCCAACCCTACCGAAAACACCTGAAGTTTTAGATACAACAGAAGGTAATGAAACTTTAGAGTATTTTGCAAAATTGGCAGATGATGGATAATTTTTAAGCAATTCTTGAAGTACTTATAGCCCCGCTTCGGCGGGGCTTTTTTTATCTGCCGCCGGGGTGTCCTCTAGCTCCAAGAGTTCCATTATTTGGGAATTCTTTAAAGGTACTCGACATGGTGTTGGCCATTTCCACAGTTGTAGAATAGTCAGGATTATCACCTTTAAATATTAGGGTGTGGGCTACTTTAGTAATAATCCAAGAATTATTAAACCAACTTTCAAATACTCTTTTTGAATGTGGCACACCTGGTTGTCCTGCCATAATACCTACATCAGGAAATTTAGCTCCAGCGCCCATACCTACTGATATGCCAGATATCCCGGGTAGAGTTATTTCTAATCTCATATAACCTAGTACTTGGCCTATTTCCATTTGCCTGTGTAGTTTTTGAGCTGTTCCTTTAGAACCCCAAGGGAATTCAACTCTCCTAGTGTTTGGGTTGATATTGGATATTTTATTTGTTTGATGGGCGTGCATCCTTAAAGCACCGTCAGGATATTCTGATAGACGTTTTGGAACATCTCCAGGATGATATACTAAAGTTTCAGAAGCATGGCTATGTCGCTGTTCTGTTAAGTTTTTAATATAATCAGATTTATAAACATCAACATTTTTGGTGAAGGGGTCAAAATCTATCAGTTTGCTTGCCCAAATCCCACTAGGTATAGTAGAGTATTTGTCACCTGTATTTTTAAAATTAAAACCAGTTGCTTGAAGATATGCACCTTCTAGACCAGCTCCACCCGGCATGGTTGCCGAAGGCATCGCAGCCTCTGCACCTTCTTCACCTAGTGTCGAGTCGGCAGCTTTTAAAGTAAATGATAGTGAAACATCTCTTTCTGTCATAATAGGCAGAAAGAAGAAACCACCTTTATCACCGGTTCGCATTGCACATTCATAAAAAACAAAATTATGTCTTTCTCCTTTATGCACTTGATTTTTACCAGCAATTCCCAAATCCATATCACTTACCATTGATTCATATGTCCTACAATGATGAGGTAATAATGATATAAAATCAAATGGCTTCATATTAGGAGATGTAATATGAATAGTATCTAAGGTATCGACAGCTCTTCCTTGATTTAAAGGCTTTAAGGTTTTTAAATCATTTTCTAAAATATCTTTTACAATATCAGAATATAATCCTTTATAGGTTTTAGATATCCTCATACGTTCATTTCTAATCATTTCAGATGAACAGAAATGAATTCTATATGTTAAGACAGGATAGGGCCTTTCTAACTCATTATCTAGATATCCAAGGTTTTGGATACCAAATACATATAATGGGTGTGTGGTGTAATCTACAGCGAATTCGATTTGGCCTGCCTCAGTAGCACCAGCTGTTTCAAATTTAAGATACAATAGTTCTTCACCTATAATTAGACCAGATTCAATTAAATTGATGTTATCTTCCATTTCTAACCAGCCATGGACACCAATAGATTCTATATCTTCATATAGGTATATTTTTTTTAATACATCACCAATAGGATATTCTTTACCTGCTCCGTGGTGTAGAGTACAAGAGTCTAAAAACCCGAATCCTGGTTGAAAGTTTTTTTCTCCACCCTTTATAGCGTTTATAGCTTTCAGTGATTCTACTACATTACCCATTAATAATATCTTCCATGTTTAAGAGCGTTAAATTGATATTCTAATAGACCTAGATATTCTGGTTTTAATAACCATATGACCTTTCTTTCATCATTAAGGTTTCTTTCGTATTCTAAATTAGTTATAGGCATAGCAAAAGGGGCTGTACTTTCAACAATGAGTTTGGTGTTTGTATCTCCAGATGTTTGTGGTGCTTCATAGTGATGAATGTCATCACCATCATCATATTTGTCATTAGAGTATAGTTGTAGTTGGCGCTCTGTCAAGGGCCAATCATAATATCTATCAAACATTCTATTAAACATTAAAACGACCCAGTGATATGTTGGTCTACCATAAGCTGCTGTTGCTATAGACTCCGGGGTCTCATGCTCTTCTACAAAATGTTTAGCAAAAGCGGTGTAGGTGCTAAATGCTTTATCTCTAATTATAATTCTAGTAAGTATATCTTCAGCTAAGACTGTAACGCCGTTACCATCAACATCATAGTTTGTTTTTGGAAATCCTCTATCGAAATACATATTAATATCCTGCTTCTACTCGTTTTTTATCTAAGAGCTCTATTTCCTTAAAGGATAAGGACAGAGCAACTTCAACTGGATCACCGGTTTCAAATGTAGTAAATCTATCTCCACCATAAGTTACGGACATATTGGTTAATGCACTTTTACCTATTTTATTCATTCTATTATTCTCTTGACCTTTAAACCAATATGAAATTTCAAATACATATGGTAGAGCATAGATACGAAACCCTTTATTAGCTATTTGTTCTGGAGCTGCAGATTCTTTGAAGTGTTTAATAATATTATTAATTATTCTTGATTCATCCTGAGAGGTTGGTTTTAAAGCAAAATTAAATGTAAATTCTCTATACATTGGGCCAGTATATGTAATCATAGATTCTGCTGCGGTTGCAAGCCCTGTTATACCTTGTGTTAGTGGTTGTCCTAAAGCTTGACCTAACAGCCCCAATGCTCCTGTTCCATATCCTTGAGAAGCTTGGGACCTGATATCAGCTTTCCTTGCCTTCATGCTATTGAAGGAACTGGTGATGCTGTCGATTGCATGGACATGTTGGCCCATTTCGGTATGGGCGGGCCCACGTGGATCGTCTGGGCCCCGTGCCACCAGCGTCGTTGGCGTGCCAATGTCGCTAACTGCTCTTGCCGCTTTGTTATGGGTGCTCAGGTCCTTAGACATGGTCTCTCCAAGCATTGACGAAGCCCAACCAACATCTTCTTGATTCCAACCTTGTGCATAAGAAGCTGAAGGTCCTGTTGGGATTGGTAGATTTATAGATGGGCCGGTCGATGTATAATCTTGTTCCGCATCACGCTGAGAACCATATCCACCTGATATTATAAATGATTGAAATTTCATCCAACCAGCTGTATCTGCTGTCGCACCAAAATTTTTCTTGTCTGGGAAAGTTAATGTGCCACCACCAACCGAATGTGGACTTCCTGCCATAGTTATTTCCTCCAATTGTTATAAGTATTTATATGAAAAAGAAAAAGTTTAGCAATAGAAAACCATATAAAGGTCGGTTTCAACCTACTGATCCAGGCAAATATAAGGGAAACCCACGGAATATTATCTATCGTTCCATGTGGGAGCGTCATTGTATGGTTTATTTCGACCGTAATGAGAATGTATTGGAATGGGCTAGTGAAGAAATTGCTATACCTTATGTGTCTCCATTTGACGGTAAAGTGCATAGATATTATCCCGATTTTATGGTTAAGATTAAACGAGGCCAAATGACAGAAATTCGTATAATTGAAATCAAACCATCTAAATATCTTGTTCCGCCGAAGCAAGGTAAACGCAAAACTAAAGGTTATCTATATGAGGTTAGAGAATGGGGTCGAAATACAGCTAAATGGGAATCTGCAAAGAAGTATTGTGAGGATCGGGGCTGGATATTTGATATATGGACGGAAAAAACTTTAGGACTGTGATAAATAGTCCTGTATGAGCTTATTTCAAGAAATTAAAGATTCAGCTGAGGGTAGAGAATTATCAATTAAATGGTATCAAAGGAAGATTAAAAGTTTAGGAGCAGATAGATATTCAGCTACACAACATATAATGCAGGGGTCTAAAGAAGGTAGGGTAGTAAGTAGACCGGAGTTTGGTATGCTAAATTTATTTTATTATGAACCTAAGGGGGCTTCTAAACTAAAATATTATGATATATACCCAATAGTTCTTCCATTTGAAAGTCATAGAAATGGGTTTACAGGAATAAACTTTCATTTTTTACCTATACCTCTAAGAATAGAGCTTTTAGAAAGACTACAGTTATATTCCAGGGGAGATACGCTTGAAGTTTATTGGGATTTGATAGCAGAATGGAGATCGGTTCAACCTATTGTTAGGCGTTATCTTAAACAACAGGTCAAATCTCTATTTTTACGATTACCTTTGGATGATATGTTAGTTGGAAGTTTGTTACCTGTGCAAGGATTTTATAAAGGTGATTGGAATTATAAACAACGGGTACCTAATAGAATAGTGTGGCGAGATACTAGAAGAAGAATAATGGGGGAACAATAAAATGAGTTTATTAAATCCAGTTACAGGTATACAAGTTGGATGGGACGGTGTAAAGAGAAATCATTTTACTGGTGAGACCTTGTCTGGGCCTAATAAAGGCACATATTTTAAAGGTCCGAATAAAGGGAAGAAGGTCCCAAAGAAAAATCAAATTAAAACTGACCCAATGTCATCAGGCATGTCTCCGGGCGATCATCACCCACCGGCCCCCGATCCTGGGCCCAATTTAGCTAAAAATGTTGGCCGAGGTGTAAATCGTGGTGGCCAGCACCAAAGCGGCCCATCTCCTTATACTGAAGCTTCAGCTGAAATTACTGCTAAAGATTTAGCTCGCCAAAATAGATTTAGAGTAAGTATATTTCCACCTACAGGCGGTGCAGATAAGTATATAGATATGTTTGTTGAAAACGCAAGTTTTCCGGGTCAAAATTTAAGAACAACTCCTGACGCTTTACGCTATGGGCCACAAAGAGAGATTGTCCATGGAGTAACATATGGACCAATCAATTTAACATTTATGTGCCGGCCGGGTTTACCAGAAAAGAAGTTCTTTGAAGCTTGGCATGACTTGACATTTGATAGGGAATCTTGGAATGTAAAATATTATCAAGATTATGTTGGTAGTATCAAAATGTGGCAAATTGATAGAGAAGAAAAGGATAGATATATGGTAGAATTGTTTGAAGTCTACCCTAAAACTATTATCAGCCAAGATTATAATCTAGGTTCTAATGATACATACCAAACATTACAGGTAGAATTTCAATATCATCATTGGGAATCTACAGTTATGCCAGGTTCAGGTATGGGCTATATACGTCAGCTTCAATTTCCAGCTGTGGGATCTGCTGGGGCATCCATTGCTCAATTAACGGGCGAGATGCTGCGTCCAGCTAGTGATATGGAAAGTATTAAAGCTCAAGTAGGAGATACTATACAAGCTGCTTTAGCTCATTTGGATCATAAAACTCCAGGAGGAAATCCACATTTAGATGGGGTAGTAAAAGGAGAGGCCTCTTTTGTATATGATGCAATGAAAAAGGCATTAGGTATGGCTGCAGGAGGTATTTCAGCAAGAGAAGCACTTATGTTTGGTGCTTCAGAGGCTATTGGCCAACTTGCAGGAAAACGAGGTTTGGGGAATAATAAAAATACTAGTTTTCAGGTGCCAGGAGCAAATAGCTGGCTAGGATCTGGTTCGTTGACTCCTGGTGAACTGGCTGTAAACTTAATGAACGCAGCTTATAGAAGTGTTCCAAAAACAACGGCAAATGCAGGGGTTGTCAGTTTGTTTAATATAGCAGCAAGTCAAATTGAAACTAGAATAAGCTCTATGACACCTGAAATGTTGTCACAAACATGGAGTCCACCTTCGGATACAAACCGAAGATAATTAACATACAATAATATAATTAGGAGAATATGAAATATTATGAGTTTACCGGTAATTAATACACCAACATATGAATTGGTACAACCTTCAACGAAGGACACTATAACATTTAGACCATTTTTGGTCAAAGAGGAGAAGATCCTTTTATTAGCATTAGAAGAAAATAATGAAAATTCATTGGCAATGTCTTTAAAACAAATCATTAACAATTGTACTTTTGAACAAGTAAATGTGGACATTTTACCTCTATTTGATTTAGAGTATATGTTTTTAAAGATTAGAGCCAAATCAGTAGGTGAAACAGCTAAAGTAAGGTTGTTGTGTGAAGATGATGGAGAAACCTATGCTGAAGTAGAAATAGATTTGGAAGAAGTTGAAGTATCTTTTCCAGAAAAACACACAAATACTATAAACATAACTGATGAAGTGGTTTTAGAGATGAGATACCCCACATATGAATTGTTGGGCACCGGCACTGACGAATTGACGGTTGATAAAACATTTGATTTAATTGGTGCTTGTATCAATAGGATGATCGAAGGAGAAAATATTTATGATAGAGCAGATTGGACAGAAGAGGAGTTAAGATTGTTTATTGAAAATTTGACCTCTAAACAGTTTGCTGAATTACAAACATTCTTTGAAACTATGCCTAAGTTGAGTAAAGAGGTTAGTTATACTAATCCAAAAACAAAAAAGAAAAATAAAATGACATTGGAGGGTTTACAGAGTTTTTTCGTATAGCTCTTTCTCATAATACACTAGAGAATTTTTTTAGAACAAATTTTGCTCTAATGCAACATCACAAGTATAGTTATTCTGATTTAGAAAACATGTTGCCCTGGGAAAGACAGACCTATGTTGCACTGTTGGTTAATTGGGTTGAGGAAGAGAATGAAAGACGAAAAGCGCAACAACATTAAGAATAATGGCTGATAAAGAAACGCAAGTATTAGTAACAGAGAAAACATACGAGGTTGATAAGGCTGACTTTGTAACCATACAGGGTTGGGATCAAAGTAAAACTTGGTATAACAAGACAGCAGGGTTTATGGATACGCTGCGGTTGATACCGAGATTGTTGATGGTGTGTTATGGTTATATATTTTGGATGTCAACACAATGGTTCATGGCTTTACCTGATCCAACAAATGCACAAGCCGCATTTATATCTACAATCGTAGGTGCTGGTGCTGCTTGGTTTGGTTTGTATGTTGGCAGCGGACATAAAAAAGGTAAATAATAAATGTCATTTAATGATTTTTATGGTAGAGGTTATTCCTAATGGGCGTTTTAAGAGGAATCGGTAAAGGGTTAGCAGGTACAGCTGCTGTTGCTGGAGCTGGTGCAGCATGGGCAGGTAGAGGCTTAGGGTTTGGAAATACTATGGCCGCAGGTCTAGCTGCTGGCGGTTTGTTTAAAGGTGCAGCTAGCCGAGCATTTGGTGGTTCCAGTTCTTCTTCTAGGGCTGGGCCTGGAGCAAAATCTATACCATTAGATAAAATGTCTGGTGGTATACCCAGTGTTTTAGATGAAATACAAAAAGAAGTATCTTTAATACGGAATATATTAGAATCTCAACCTGATCCTGAATCTCAAGAGCATGAGAAAATAATTGAAGAAGAAGCTCGAAATGAGAGATTGTTAGAAGCTATTAGAAATTTAAGATTAGGCGGACCCGGCGGTGGAGGTAAAAAAGAAGGATTTTTACATAAGTTAAAAAGTATGCTAGGTACCATTTTAGGTATGTTGGGGCTGGCCAGTTTGCCTATAGTTTTAGCTAATGCAGCTGAGGTGTGGGATAAAATATCAGGTGCAATGGATACCTTAGCTGGATGGTTAAAAAATATTGATGAATTTTTTGAGAATCTTGGTGTTCAGTGGGCAGGC